CATGCGCTCCAGGTCGCCATCCGCGGAGGCGCGGATCAGTTCGAGATCTCGTTGGCTTGACATCTGTGGAGAAGGAGTTGGGGAGATCGCCAGCGTAGTCACGCGGTTCTCTCCCCGTTGGGCTGGGATCGGGCGGGGTGCGTAAGCACCGGTCAGGGTCATTCCGTTTCGGCCGCCATCGAATCTAAGAGCGCCTCGAGGTCGTCGGGGGTACCCACCCGGTCACCCCGCAGCTCCCCCACGACGGGGAACAGGCGCGCTGCCAGGGTGCCGACCACGAACGCCGAGCCGTCCGCGCCGACGTGCTCATCATCGATGGCGTCGGCCAGGGTGCGCGCCAGGGCGATCAGGGCGGCGTCGGCCGCCTCGAGGCGCCCGGTGGCCCGCAGCGCCCTGATGGTCGCTTCCACGCCCCGCCGTACCCGCCTCGCCCGCCCGCCCCTCGAGGCGCCGTCCTCGAACAGCGGCGCCTGTCCCTTACGGCGCCCGGTCACGGTCCGCCGCTGTCGTCACCCATCCCGGCCCCTCTGCGTCGATCCTGCGTTGATCTAGGGGGCAATCGTGTCCGCCTGGCGGCGTGCTTACCCCTCGGTCCAGCGCCGCGAGGGCCGTAAGCGCGTTTCTCGGCGCATTTCCCGGCCGGTGGCGTTGCCCCGCCGGGCGTTGCAGGGCCGGCAGGCGGCCACCAGATTGTCGAGCTGGTCGGTGCCGCCTCGAGCTTTCGCCACGACGTGGTCCGCCTCGGTGGCCGGCCCGCCGCACCACCGGCACCGGTACCGGTCGCGCTCGAGCACGACATGGGCGAGGCGCCGCCACCGGGCGCCGTAGCCCCGGGCCGCCGCCGATCCCTTAGCGGCCGTTGCCGTGCTTGCGCCGGTAGTCGCGCATGTACGCGGCCCATGACTCGGCGTTGAGGGTGTGCAGCACGGTGGACCGATGCCAGGCGCCGCCTCGAGGCGCCGGAATCCCCTGGCGATTCAGGGACGACGCGATCAGGTGGCACGAGTAGCCGGCGGCCTGCAGTCGGGCCATCTCGGCTTGAGCGGTGAGCATGTCCGGCGCGGAGCACCCCGGGTAGGGGTCGGCCCCGCCGTCGAGGCGTAGCTGTTCCACGCGCCGCATCGTACCCCGAACACCCGCGCGGTTACTGGCTGGTAACCGTCAGCGCCTCGAGGCCGGCCACGCACTCGTCGCATGAGCACGGGTACCGGTGCCGAATCGTCAACGCGCGCGCGCCCGCGTCTTTTTCATTCTGTTCATTGGTCTGTTCCGCGCGCTCCCTAGCGCGCGCTGCGCGCGCTGCACGGCGCGCGCTGGCCGACCGATTGTTGGCTGTCCACAGGGCGTCGTCAGCGCGCGCTGCACGGCGCGCGCTGGACGGTGCCGGAGTCCACGACAGGCGGTAGGTGGCGGTGGTGCGCGGGCCGCCGTCGTTGATCCGTTCGACGTAGCCCAGGGCGCGCAGCTTCGCTAGGTCGCGCCGGACGGCGCCGAGCGTCACGCCTCCGCACTCGAGCGCCAGGGTTCGGAGGCCCGGGAAACACTCGGCGTCGGTATCGGCGTGGCCCGCCAGGGCGCCCAGCACTCGGAGCATGGCGGCGGTTAGCCGGCGGTCACCGAACACCTCAACCGGTAGGCACGCGAACCGCGAGCCGGTCACCGGTAGGCCGCCCGCCGGTCGGCGTCGGCGGCCACACGCCGGGCGACACGGCGGGCGGCGTCACGCGGTTGCCCCTGTTTTCGCATGGCCCGATACAGGGATCGGACGACGCGCCGCTGGAAACGCTCGAGGTCGTAGTAGACGGCCCCTACCCGCATCGGTGAGCGGGGCCGGATACGATTCGCCACGGTTTCAACCTTTCGGGAAACCAGCGGCGGCCCGGCAGTCTTGGACGGATGGCCGGGCCGTTGCGCGTAAGTCTCGCGCCGCTGGTGGTCGGTTCAGGTACGGGCGGCGCGGCCGATCGCGCTGGCAGCGTCCAGACAGCGGCGGGCGACGTCGGCCAGCTCGGTCTGTTCGGTGGTGGTGCGCGCCTGCACCGCGCTACGTGTCAGCCGCTCGGCGCACTCGCGCAACAGGTCGGCCAGGTACGGCTCGGCGCCGTGCACGGTGATGTGCACTTCCGTCATGACGCGGCCGTGTCGATCGGCGGTGTAGGCCGTTTGGCCTGCTCGAGGCCGGTGTAGGTAATCCGGCTTCGTTCGGCGTCATCCCAGCCCCCCTCGGCCTGCTCCACGGCCGACAGCGGGATGCGCCACGAGTGGCCGCCCACCTTGAAGCCGCGAACCTTGCCGGTGACCAGGTCGTGCCGGATGCTGTTCGGATGCCGGCCCCAGCGCTCCGCCAGCTCAGTCACCGTGAACGCCGAACGCCCGACGTGAGCATTGTTAAGCATGTTGCATACGCTAGTCCTAACCAGGAGGTTGCCCGGTGGATGCTCGCGACGAAGCGGCGTGGTCGGCGGCGATGCGCCGACGCGGTCTGGACGGCCTGACCATCCGCCGCCGTATCGCCCTGGCCCGCCGCTTCGACGTGGGCGTAGACGGGTGGCGCACGGCGGGGCGCGCCGACGTCGAACGCTGGCTCGAGCAGCTCGAGGTCGCCCCCGCCACGATGTACGCGACCATCTCGCACCTGCGCGCCTTGTACCGGTGGGCACGGCGCGAAGACGTCGTGGCGGTCAACCCCATGGAGGCCATCGAGTCGCCCCGATTAGGCCGGCGCCTGCCGCGGCCAGCCCGCGACGATGCCGTGCGCCTGGCGCTACGCACCACCGACCTGACGTTGCGGGCCATCGTGCTCCTCATGGCGTTAGGCGGCCTGCGGTGCTGCGAGGTGGCCCGCCTGCGCTGGTCCGACGTCGAGCTGGACGAACGGCGCCTATGGGTACGCGGTAAGCGCGACCGTGACCGTGTCGTGGGGGTGGGCGACCAACTGGCACACGCGCTCCGGGCCGTCATGCCGTTCGACCGTGACCAGCCGGTGGTCGGGTGGACGGCGCACACGGTCAGCCAGCGCGTCAACCGGCACCTGGCCCACGTCGGTGCTGGTTTCACGGCCCACCAGCTCCGCCACCGGTACGCGACGCGCCTGCTGGACGAAACCCATGACATCGTCGTGGTGCAGCACGCCCTAGGGCACGCATCGATCGCGAACACTCAGATTTACGCCGCGCTGGACGTCGAGCGCGTGCTCGCCGCTACCGAACGCCTGGCGTTGTGACCACGGAGGGCGCCGCTGGCATAAGCGCTGGCATTTTTCCGGCCCCTCTGACCTGGCCGGTCGCCGGAATGGTCCGGAATATGTAATCCGGCTAGCGGTGGGGCCACGGGTCGCCCGTGCGGTGCACGGTCACGTGCACGTCGATACGGCGGCCGCCGAACTGGCGCCACGCCACCAGGTAGCCCAGGCCGGCGCACACGGCGCCCGCCACCGGGTAGGCCAGCACGGCTGGCCACGTCACGCTTAGACGTCGCCAGGGTCGGCGCCGGCCACGGCGCCGTAGCCGCCCAGGTCGCCCACCGGGGTGACCCAGGCCGGCACCCGGATGATGTTGCCCAGCGCCGTGGCGAACACGTCGGCGTCTCCGGTGTTCTCGTAGACGGCCTGCTGGACGGCCAGCTCGCTCGGGAGGTGGTAGCGCCACGGCCCCGACCAGTTCCACACGGCGTAGTAGCGGTAGTAGCCGTCCGAGCCGGCCGGCTGGCTGGCGTCCACATGGATGATGCAACGGGCCACGTCGTCCCCTTCTGGTCGTGGTGCGGGCGGGCCGCCGGTCGCAAACGAGGCGCACCACGCCCGCCATGTCTCGAGGTGCCAGGTGCCGGCGCCGCCGCCGGGCAGCTCGGGCTGTTCGCGCCACGGGCCGGCCGGGTCAATCTTGTGATTGCCGCACGCCGGCCCGGTCGTGGCGTGCAGGAACACCTGCGAATCGATGGCCCAGCCGTAGTGGGCGCATAGGGCCGCCACGCACCGGCCGTAGGTGTCCACCATGGCGTCGGACCATCGCTCGCCCAGGCCGTCGTTACCCGCCTCAATCCCGACTAGGGCGGCGTTCATGTCGGTGCACGCCCCGTCGATGCCGGGCCGCTGGCCCCGCCCGCCGTGGTTGGCCCGCCCCGCCGCCACCACGTACAAGACGGCGTCGCGCCCGATGTACAACTGGCTGATGGGGCCGGGCGCCTCGCTGTTGCCGGCCAGTATCACGTTGAGGTCCCCTTGCGGGGTGGTGCCGGGTGGGCTTGCGGTGTGATGGCACAAGACCCCGGTCGGCTCGAATGGGCCGCTCGAGGCGGGCCGGCCCCGGGTGGTCCAGTCGGGCGCCCCGGTCGGGTCGAGCGGTGAGTAGCCCACCGGCACCCAGGGCAGGCCGGCGGCGTCGAACGCTTCGCCCAGGTCGGTGAGCATCACAACTGGTCATCCTCATAAGCGGCGATGGCGGCGCGCACCTGCTCGAGCCGCTCGAGGTCGAACGGGGGCCGGCCCGCCGCGGCGCGCCGCTCGAGAAACGCGTAGAACCGGTGCAGGGCGCCGTCGTCGCTGTCGGCCGTGTCGGTCACGGATACTCCACTCGGATGAGGGCCGAGAAGATCGAGCCGGCGCCACCGGACCACGCCATCGAACCAGGCGCCCCTGGTTGTTGGAACACGCCTCCGGCCTGGTTCGGCGTGACCAGGCTGAACGCTGTCTGCACCCCCGACGAGTACGGCACCGCGAGGCCGCCGAGCTGCAGGCCGGTCACGGAATCGGTCATAATCGCCCAGCCCAGGGTGACCAGTAGGTCCCCGTTCATTTGGAGGCCGCCCGGCACGACCAGCAGCGCGAACGGCTGCGCGGCGTCGGTCGGGCCGACCTGCACCTTGCAGCGCCATTCCTGCTGGTCGCAGTCGAACCGTCGCGACTGCACCCACCCGGACACGGGCGAGTAGTCGCGGTTCGTGTGAATCGTCACGGAGCTGAGTGGCAGGTTTTGCCACGGTTCGCGCAGCACCCGCCAGGCGTTGTTTGCGCCGATCCACATGGCCAACGTCTGGTCGGCGGTCGTGTAGGCCAGGACCCCGTCGTGCAGCACGCTGGCGGCCACGGCGTTGCGTTCGGCGGCGCTGGCGAACTGCCACACGGTCTGGTCACGGATGGCGTTGCCCCACGACGACGCGATGGTGGTCTGAGGGGCGACGTCAGCAAGTCGGGTCATATCACACGCCCCACTGGTCGGTATCCCACTGGCCCTGGTCCCATTCGCCGAACAGGCGAACCAGGGCAGCGTCGGCGGTTTGCGCGGTGACCGTCCACGATGACGGGTAGCCGGTGCCGTCCACCGCGATGACATGGTGCAGCCCCTGGACGAGTAACTCGGCGTCGATCCCGGTACCGCCCGGGGTGCGGCGCACGGCCCGTATCCGGTCGTTGATGCGGATGCCGGCCGCCACCGCGTACGCGGGGTCGCTCGGGTGCATCGCATCGAACGTGACGGCCTGCACGCGGCGGTCGCTCTTGGCGTACTCGAGCACGACGAGTTGTGCGAGGGCGAGGGCGTCGGCGTCGGCCGCGAACGCCAGGTCGGTGCGGGTCCAGGTGCGCGGCCCGAACCATGCCACGCTGCCAGCGTCCTGCGCGGTTTGGGGGGCGCCCCCGACGCGCCCCACGACGGCCACGTTGTAAATCTCGTCGTCGGAGGCGCGTAGCTGAATGTCGGCGTAGCAGGCGCCCGCGATGTCGTGGCCGTCGGTGAACGTCCATTGCACGTTCACCATGCGAGGGTCGGTCTGGAAGGCGTCGCGTTGACGGAACACCAGGGTGCCGTTGACGTCCATGAACAGCCAGCCCCATTCGGTTTCGCCCACCTTGCGTAACTGGTCCAGGGCGATGCCGGACAGGTCGGTGGCGGCCACGGTGACCTTGCCCGCGTCGATGGCGGTCGCCCCCGTGTAGCCGGCGGCGGCCAGGATTCTGGCCACCCGTGCGCCCGCCAGCTCGCCCGCCCCCACCGCGGTGACAGGCTGGCCCGTCCACCGTGACAGTTGCTTGAACGCGTCCGACGCGTTCCACACGGTTTGCGCGTCCACCACGTAGGGCCACGAGCTGACAACGGCGTCGGTGGTGCCGGTGAACAGACTCGAGACGCCCGTGGGGGTGATGACGCGTACCCGCACCGGCACGTTGGATAGGTAGCGGCCGGCGCCGGCCAGGATTCCGCTCGGATTCCACGCCGAGTAGCGGTCCTGGAAATCGGCCAGGGTGATGGTGCACGTTCCCGCTTTGAACGCCTCGTAGTAGGTGGATCGGCCCCGGTCCACGTCGATGGCGCGCACGTCGCACGTGATGTCTTGCCAGCCGGCGGCGGTGAGCACGTCCACGACGAACACGGGCCGGGCGTCGGGCGGCGGCCCGTAGCCGTAGTAGCTCGAGCCGTAGGTGGCGTCCCCGTAGGCGCGTTCAATCGTGGTCACGGATACGCCCCGATGTCTTCGACGATCAGGGTCGTGTTACCGGCGCCGCCGAGCGTCGCCATGGTGGCGCCCCCGCCCCACGTCTGCGCCCGTAGTTTCAGGACGTAGCCGGCCTGCGCCGTCGTCGACAGGATTTCGACGACGCCCGAAAACGAGCCGTACCAACTGGCGCTCATGGTGATGCCCGGACCAGCGAGAACCGCGTTAGCTCCGTCGGTGAGGTAGACGTTGCTCGAATATCCGGCCGTGGTCCCGGTCTGCACGCCCACGAAGAACGTCACGCGGTAGCGACGGTTCGCGGCCCGATTGAACGTCACCGACGCCCCGGTGAGGTCCACGATCGCGTTGCCGATCCCGGCCGTAGCCGCGGTCGGCGCCACCGACGCGACACGTCCGAGCGGTAGCGCGTTGATCTTCGTGACGATGTCGGTAAGCGCTTGCGCGAGCTGGTTGTGATCGGTCGGGTGCTGGTCCTGCTGCGCGGTGGTGTTCGCCCGGGTCGTGGGGGGAACGACGGGGGGCCACGGCATGGTCAGGCCGCCGGCCGGGTGCGGGCACCGTTGCGCCGTTCGTGGGCGTCGAGCGCGTCGGCCACGTAGGCGCCCACCTGCGCCAGCGGGGTGAGGGGGGGCACGTTCACGGTGATGTCATAGGTGATGTATTGCACGAGGGCGCCGCCGCCGCCCGCCATGGCGGCCGAGTCATAGGCGGAGTAGACAGCGGCGCCGCGGGGCAGGGCCACGACTTCGCGCCCCGATTCGCCCACCGTGTACAGACCGGTTTCGGGCACGTACGGCGTGCCGGCCTGAAAGCCGACGTTCACGCCTGGGCCCCCGGTGTGCTGGCCAGGTTGGGCATCGATGTAGACGGTGTAGTGCTTGCCGTCGACGGTGGACTCGAACCGTTTGACGCTCTGGTCGGCGCCCGATGTGTCGGCGTCCACCGTGATCGTCAGTAGCCGGTTCTTGGACGCCTCGTCGAGCGCCGCTTTCTGGTCGGCCAGGTTGGGGGTGGACGCCAGGATGGCGGTCACCGTCTCCACCGGGATGCCGTTGACGGTCGCGATGTAGTTAAGGATCGCGTCGCGTAGCGGTCCCTGCGCGGTGGCCGCCGACCCCAGCATGGACTGGTTGTAGATGTCGAGCTTGTCGGTGGCCGCCAACGTGGTGCCGTTGGCGGCGTCCTGGTCGCTGGCCAGCTTGATGGCCGCCCCCGCCAGGGCGTCCGCCTTGCCGGCGGCGGCGTCGTAGGCGTCGGCCACCTTGCGCGCCTTCGTTTCGGCGTCGTCTTGGCCCTGATTGATCTTGGCCAGGTCGTCGGGCAGGTCGTGCACGGCCTGCGCGTAGTCACGGGTATGCGAGGCCAGCGCGAACTGGCTGTCGGCCGCCGCGTAGGCGGCGTCGGTTTGCGCCGTGAGCGCCTTCGTATGGGCGTCGGCTGCCTTGGCCGCCTCGTCTTCTGCGGTGGCCACCGACTTGAGGGTGGCGGTGTAGTCGGCGGTGGCGGCGTCGGCGGCCTGGTTGGCGCCCGCCACCCCAAACAGCTTGTCGCCCAGCACCCCGACCGGGCCACCGATGAAACCGGTGACCGTCTCGCCCAGGCCCTTGATGCGGTCGCTGGCTGACAGGCTCGAGTCGGACATTTGGTTGAAGCCAGCGAACGCGCCGACGCCGGGCACGGCGTGCTGCAGGATCTCGCCCATGCCGCCGACCTTGTCGGCCAGGCCGGTGACCGACGACGCGGCCCGGTCGAACGTGGCCGCCATGTTCTCGACCACGGGCAGCACGGCGGCGCCGATGGTGTTTTCCATCTGGCGTAAGTCGTCGGACAGGTGGGCGGTGGTGTCACGGAACTGGCGTGCTTCTTCCACCTGTTTCGGGCTGATGATGTCGGCCGCCCCGACCGCCGCCAGCTTGGCCGGCAGGGTCCCTACCTCGTCGATCAGGGGGGCGATGGACTGCCACCCCCGCCCGAAGATCTTGGCGCCTTCCTGCGCCCGTAGGGCGGCGTCGGGCATGTCGTGCAACGCCTGCAGGGTTTGCAGTAGCCGGCCGTTGGTGTCTTGCGCGGTGACGCCCAGCTCGGTGAGGCTGCCAGCGGCGGCCGCCTTGTTCATCCGCCCGATGGCCCCCTCGAGGGTGTCGGCCGACACGCCCAGGTCGTCGCTGACGCGCAGCAACGCCGACGCCTGCTGCGTCGTGGTGCCGGTCGCCGCCGAGAAATCCCCGACGTGGATGGCCAGTTCTTCGAAGCCGGCTATCGAATGTTCGATGAACCCACCCGCCGCCGTGGCCAGCCCAGCGATGCCGCCGGCTGCCAGCGCCGAGTTAGCGGTGATGATGTCGAGGGCGCCGCCGCCGCCCGCCTTGAGCTTGCCGAAAAGGCCGTCCGCCTCACCGACGTCGGTCTTGAGCTTCGACAGGTTGGATGACGCGTTCTCGGTGACCGTGTCGATCACGAGGCGGATTCGGTCGGTGAACTCGGCCACGGCTAACCGTCCGGGAAGATCGAAGCCAGCTCGCGCACGAGGGCGGCGTCCCCCGCGTAGGGGACCACGACCGCGATGCGGTCGGCCGCTGTCCGCAACGCCCCCTTGCCCTTGACGCCCGGGTGGCGCACGGTGGCGGCCGGGTGGCCCATCCCCGGCCCGAAGATGGCGCCCCGCGACGCCTTACGGCGTTTGCCGCGCCGAGTGAGACGCGGTTCGGTGTGCGGGCCGGCGCCCGTGTTCTCGAGCACCCAGGCGCCCGCCGGTCGGAACACGACCAGCACCTTGCGCCCTTGTTCGCCCACCTGGTAGGCGGTGGTCAGGCGGGCGCCGCGCCGCCCCATCCGTGACAGGCGGGCGCTGCCCCCCGTCACCTCGGCGGCGGTGGCGTCGGCCGCCACCCGGGCCGCTTTGCCCATGGCGTTCGCCAGCGTGGTGAGGTCGCCCGTTAGGAGCTTGTCGACCCGCTCGAGGCGCTGCAGGGCGCCGGCCAGCGTGGAGTCGGTGGCCACTACTCACCGACCGACGCGAACGCTCCCACGGACACGGCGGTGACGGCTGGCTTGTCGGTGAGCGGGCAGGTGGCGGTCGCGGTCAGCGGGGTGCCGGCCGCCCCCATGTAGGCGCCGGCCACGATCCAACACTGGCCGGTGGCGGTGGGGACCGTCAGGCCGGTCACCCCCACGTCGGTGGGCGCGATTTCGAACCATTGCAGGGTGGCGTCGTTGGTCAGCATGTACTCGGACATGGACTCGGGGGTGGCGCCCCAGTCTTGCAGCCAGGTGAGCGCCAGTTCCCAGCCGGTGGCCGCCGGCTGCTGCGACTGGGGGGCGCACATGGTGGCCGGCACCGTTTGCAGGTTGGGGCGACTGTTGATCGCCGCCGATATCACCTGGCAGGTGAAATCGGGCGCGGTGGCCAGGCCGGCCTGATCGGTGGCGAACTTGACGCTGGCCTGCTTGATGTTGATGACGGTGCCTACTGCCACGGGGATGCTCCCTTAGTCGGTCGTGTCGATGGTGATGAGATAGGCGGGCAGTTCATCCCCGGCCACGTTGAAGGTGCCGGGGGCGGCCGCTTCGGCCCCCAGGGCGTCGAGCACGCCGGGCACCTGCTCGAGCATCCACGCGACGGCGTCCCCGTTGCCGGGTGGGCCGGCCACGATGTTGACGGGCACGGTGATGTCATAGACGCATCCGGTCAGGCGGGCGATGACGCGGGGCAGGCCGACCACGATGCACGGCGGGGTGACGTCGCGGGGGTCCGTCACGACGGGCACCCCGCCGGCCGCCAGCTTGCCGGCAATGGCGTCGCGGAGCGCGTTGAGGTCCACGGCTACCGGCCCAACGGGTTGACGGTGGGGGTGGGGGCCACGTCCACGGCCATGCGGGGCACGCCCAGCAGCTTGTTGATCTGGCCCATGGCCCCCGTGTCGAACGGGGCGGCCGGGTAGGTGCCCAGCTCCGCGAAGCTGGCATGCCCGTCCACGGCGCCCCGTTCCCGGTAGAGCGCCTGCGCGTACAAGACGGTCCCCAGGCGGGCGTCGGGGCCGGGTGGTTCGCTCAGGCTGTCGTGGTAACCGAACTCGCCGCGCCGCCGATAGGCGAACTGGTTGGCGGCGTCGGTGCACATGGCCAGGTAAGCGTCGTCGGCGGCGGTGGCGGTGTCCATGCCCAGCGCCACCCCGACGTCATCGGTCGTGATCCACGTCACCGGCCCGAAATCGGTCACTTGGGGGCCACCGCGGGCGCCACCGTGGGCGCCACCCCGACCGACTTGACGAACGCCTTGGGGTACTCCACGGCCACGGTGCCGAAGCCGTACACCCCGACGTCGAAACCGAGTAGGGACACGTCCACCACCCGGATGGTGGCGGGGGCGGCCGGATCTTCGTACCAGGTGGCCCCCATGCGCGAACCGAGCAGCATCGATTTGGCGGGCAGCAGCCGGTCCACGACGAACGTGAGGCCCCCGGTCGGCAGGCCGCTGTCCGTCTCCGGTCCCGACGTGATGTCAGGCACCATGCCCGACAGGTTGATGCTCATATCCCAAAACGCTGGCCCATTCAGCTCGGTCACGCCGATCAACGCCACCGCGATGTCCCACGACACGGCCAAGAAAAACGGGCCGGCCGGGATGGCGGTCGGGTCGGCGAAGCTGGCGAACAGGTGTTCCACCATTTGGATGAACGTCGGCGTGGCCGGCATCGTCCCCGACGCGTCGGTGGCCGCCGTGTTGAGGGCCGTGATCACGTAGGCGTCGGTCTGGCGGGCGTAGCTCTCCGCCATCGCCGCCAAGTAAGCCTCCATGAAGCTGGGATTCGACCGTTGCGCCAGTTGGATGGAAACGTCGTTGGCGCCCGCCCAGGTCTGCACCGGGGACTTGCCCATGGTGATGGCGGCCGGGGTGCTGGTCACCCCCGTCTTCTCGGCCGCTTGCAGGCCCACGGTGGGGAACGTGCCCCATACCGGGTAGTCCACCTCCATGCCGGCGGCCGGCAGGGCACGCTGGTTGATGGCGGCCAGCATGGGGCGCCCCATCACGATAAGGCCCTTGATTTCGGGGATGAACGCCGGGAACACCACCCCGGGCACGTTGGTGGTCGTGACGTTGGACAGCGGGTAGTCGGGCGTCGTCGCTTGCGGGGTGACGTCGCCGCTCGAGGTGCTCGAGCTCGAGCCGCCGGCCGCCGTGATCGGCGTCGGGGCGAGAGCGGCGCGCACCTGGCCCAGCGACAGCTCACCCCGGAAACCAGCGGCCACCACCCCGGCCGCCCAGCGTAGATCGCGCCGTGGCTCGCGCAACGTGGCGACGGTGGGCACGGGGGCGATGACGGCGGGCAGCGGGGCGGCCTGCACGGCGGGGGCGGTGCTGATGGCGGGCGGCGGGTCGCTGGCCGCCACCTGCGTCACCCTGGCCGTGTCGAACGCGCCGAACGGCAACATGGACACCTCGCGCCACGCCCCCTTGGCCACCACCAGGACGTCGTCCTCGAACGTGTACTCGAGCGGGTCCACCCCGACACTGAAACAGTCGAGCACCCCGTCCCCGGCCAGGGCCAGCGCCTCGTCGCCCCGCTGTGTCGCTGACACCCGGGCGCGAATGTTGACCCCGTGCCCGTCGTCGGTGCGCTCGGTGAGCACCCCGACCGGTGCGGTCTTGTCGTGGAACAAGAGCAGTTTCGGGTTTGCCCCGTCGAGTGGCAGGGACCCGGGCAGGAACTTGACGCGCTGGCCCGACGCCACGGTGGCCACCACGTTGTAGGGGACCGCCTGACCGGCCACGGTGCGCGCCGGAGTGGCCCCGTCCGCCTCCACGGCCACGGTGCGACAGATCAGTTCAATGGCGTCAGGCATGGGGTGCTCCGTTCGTGGCAGGGGTTCCGGTGGGCGAGGGCTGGGGCGGGTTGAACGCTTGCTGCGCGTCGTTGGCGGCCGGTTCGGCGCCGGTCGTGAACGGGGACCGCATCCACGCGTTCAAGTCGAGCCGCACGAACTGCTGGCCGGGGGTGACGTTCGGCCCTGACAGCACCTGTTCGATGACCGTGATGTACGGCAGGCACGCGAAGTCGATGAGGTCTTCGCGCAGCATCTCGGCGTTGTTGTAGGTGAGTGAGTGCCCTTGGATGGGGGCCGATACGAAGTAGGCGGGCACGTTCATCAGTCGGGCCAGCTCGAGCGCCTGGTAGCCGCGTGCCTCACTCAGTTGCATCTTGTTGGGGTCGAGCGTGGCTTCGTGGTACTCGGTGAACTGGTTGAGCGCGGCGGTGGCGTAGCTGCGCCGCATCGTCGCCCAGTTCTGCGCCAGGTCGTTGAGGTCGGCGGGCGACATCGGTTCGCCCCCGGTCTGTTGCAACCAGCCGGCCGGCACCTCGGCGGTGGCGAACCGTGACGCCGCCATGTCCAGCTCGAGCGCGATCGTCACCGTGCGCCAGCCGTTCAACATGAGCGATTCATGCGTTGCCAGGAACTCGACCACGGAAGCGGGGTCGATGCGCGTGTCCCCGAAGTGCACGCTTCCGTCGTCACCAACCTGCACGTTGGCGGCGGCCAGGCGCCGGAACGTGGCCGGATAGTCGTTGGCGTAGCGCGACGTCACCTGCCAGTAGGCGCGCCCCTCGAAAATCAGGTCGTCCACCGTCCACGACAGCATCCACGCCCGTGTCTTGGACGGGTCGGGGCGGGCCATCCACGGGGCCGGGGCCGTCGCCTGTTCCACGTACGGGCCGTCCCCGGTCGGGTTGAGCCGCCACAACGTCAACGGCAGGCCGCCGATAGCCCCGACGATCAGGTTTCGGCACCGGACGATGGTCGGCACCGTCATCGCCGACGCCCGTGACCACATGAGCCATGGCGGCGGCGCGAAGTCGAACGGGGCGAGGCGCGAGATTCCGAAACCCCAGCCCGGTGACGTCGGGCTCGTACCGGTCGGCGTCAGGTTGCTGGCTGCCTGCTGGCGGGCGGCCGGTGACGGGCCGGCGGCCGCCTCCACCCCGTATTGCACCCGGTGCATGAGGTCACGCCAGCTCATTGCCGACGCACCCTGGCGTGCCTTACGCGCCCCCTGTCAACATGCGGGCGTGACCGACACTCAGGCATGGATTCTCGTCGTGGAGGTCGGGCTGTTAGCCCTGGCCGCGCTGGCGTACCTGCTGCACCGTTGAGCTGCCCATGGCGGGCCGCCCGGTCGGCGTGCGGGTGGTGTGCGCCCAGGCGGCCAGGGTGACCGCCACCAGGGCGCTGATGTCCACGGTGGACCGCACCCGCGACCACGCCCAGGCGTCGGCCAGGTTGCGGCGCGCCGCCCCCGCCGCCGCCGCGTCCAGCTCGAGCTGGCCCCGGTGCACGAGTCGGCCGGCGGTCAGGTGATCTACGAACGTGGTGCACGCCCGGGCGTACTCGGACGCGGTGGTTGTCTCAATGGGCACATGGGCGCGGGTCAGGTCGGCCACGATGCTGGCGGCGGCCAGGCTGTCGGCCAGGATCGGCGCCCCCGGGTGCGCGGCCCGCAGCGCTCGCAGCATGGGCGCCACCCATTCGGTGCCGCGCCGATGCTCGAGCAGTTCCACGCACACGGCGCTATCGGTCCACGGCCCGGCCGCCGCCACCGCGGACCAGGCCCGGTCGGCCGACACGTCGAGCGCGAAGCAGACAGGGTCGGCGGGCGCCGCGTCGGGGCGCGCCGCCCCGTTCCACACGGCCCGGTCGATGGCGGCGGTGGCACCGGTCGATGGTCGGGGCCACACGTTGAGGTAGGACCGTTCGAACAGGGCCAGGTCCATGCTGGCCAGGTCCCCGGCGATGGCGTCGATATCGACGTGATGGCCGATAGCCGGATGCACCCGCGCCCAGAGGGCGGGGTCGGTCGGGTCATAGTCGGGCGCGGTCGGGTCGGCCGAATACTCGAGGTAGCAGAGGCCGTCGCGCCGCCCACTCGTCACCGCGTCCTGGCCGGCGGTCATCCACTGGTCGAGCCATGTCGAGTACTCGGTCCCGCCCGCCGACACGATCCACGTCTGGCGGTGCGGGCGGGTCAGCTGCGCCGGACGGATGCCGGCTTCGATCTCGAGGCCGTCCACGACATCGAAGAACCACGCCTCGTCGATGGTGACCGTGTCAGCATTCTGGCCGTGCAGGGCGCGCTGCGTCGGTGGGAACACCTGCAGGCGTGACTGTGTGCGGGGAAACAAGACGCCTTCCTGCCCGTTCGATAAGCGGATACGGACCACGCCGCGCCGTTCCCACGAGTGCAGCACCGGCACCCACTCGTCACGGAACTGGCGGGCGGCGTCGAGTCGTGACTGCGCCGTGTACCACGCCCGTGCCATCCGCCGCATCTGCAAGCGGTGCAGCGCGGTGGGCAGCACGGCCAGCGTCTTGCCGGCCCGACGTGGCACCACCCATACCACCACCGGGTAGGCGAACCGTCCCGTATCGGTCAGCTCGGACGCCACGTCGATGGCGGCGCGCTGCCAGGGCGCCAAATGAATATTCAGGGCGGCCGCCACCCGGGCCACGTCGCCGCCGGCCGTGCGCCGCTCGAGGCTGCGCGGCGTGGCGAAACGCGGCGCCGCTGTTTTTTCGTGGGCGTGGGGAACCGAGAC